CTCCGCGCATTTTTACAATGTTGCGGATAACATTTTGAGCGTTTACCGTGAAATGCCCCGCGAAGGTTCGGACCCGTCCGATTGCAAAACAACGGTTTACGTTCAAAAGGTCAAAACAAAATATACGGGTGAATTGGGTTCCGTGAGTTTCAATTATTTACGCAAAACACAAAGTTATATTGAGGCGTTAACACAATGATAAATATTTTAAGTTTAGGCGCGGGCGTGCAAAGTTCCACAATGGCATTAATGGCGGCCCGTGGTGAATTGGGTTACAATGTGGATTGCGCAATATTTGCCGACACACAGGCCGAACCCAAAGAGGTTTACGAATGGTTGCAATGGTTAACGAAGCAATTACCATTCCCCGTTTATATTGTGAGTAAAGGTAGTTTACACGACGACGGGTTAAAAGTTTACACGGGCAAAAGCGGGCGCAAATATACAAAAGCCACCGTTCCCGCGTTTACAATAGATGAAAACGGTAAAAAAGGAATTTCGCTTAGGCATTGCACCGCGGATTACAAAATTATGCCTATACAAAAAAAGGTAAAGGAATTATACGGGAGACAAAACGTAAACATGTTATTGGGGATTTCAACGGACGAAGCGGGGCGTATGAAACCGTCCCGTAAAAAAAATATTACGCACGTTTACCCATTAATTGAAAAGAGCATGAATAGACAGGATTGTATTAAGTGGTTTGAGCGTCACGAATACCCAAGGCCGCCACGTTCCGCGTGCGTATTTTGTCCGTTTCATTCAAATAGGGAATGGCAACGTTTGAAAACAGACGACCCCGCGGCGTTTCAACAAGCGGTAAATTATGAAAAGGAATTGCAAAAAGTGACCGCCGAAACATTGCAAACAACGTTATATTTGCATAGGTCTTGCAAACCATTGGACACGGTGCAATTTTATGACGAAAACCAAACGGACCTATTTATTAACGAATGTGAGGGAATGTGCGGAGTATAAAATGAGCATAGAACAAGCAATTGCAATTTTGAGAAAACACAACGCATGGCGGAACGGCGCCGCGGTCAATATGGTGCGTCCTGAGTTAGTAACGCTCGCAATTGAAACCATAATTAAACATTATGAAAACACTACCCAAAAAATATAAAGTTAAACAGACGGGAACGGAAATAGAACAAGCAAACGCGGTTTTATTTTTGAGCGTCGCCCGTTCGTTTGGCATTACAGGAATTGAACGTGAACACATTTTTGCGTCCGAAATTGGAAGGCGTTGGCGTTTCGATTTTGCATTGCCTAAACATAAAATTGGAATTGAAATTGAGGGCGGAGCATGGTCAAACGGACGTCACACACGGGGCGCGGGTTTTATTGCAGACTTGGAAAAATATAACGCGGCGGTTGTCCTTGGTTGGCGCGTGTTGAGATTTACGCCTCAACAAATCAAACAAGCCGAAACATACGAATTAATTTCAAAATTGGTGAACATAGTTTAATAAGAATATGGAGCAAACAATGAATAACGCAGAATTTTACGACGCGCAATTTTATGCGTATCAATGGCGCGGGGCTTATGAGAGTGCCAAACAGGTTGTCCCGTTAATTGTGAAAATGTATGGTCCGAAAACCGTCGCGGATATTGGCGGGGGCGTCGGGGCATGGTGCAAAGCATTTGAGGAAAACGGAATTAACGCCGTATGCATTGACGGGGATTATATCAAACCCGAACAAAGATTATGCAAACAATACATAACGGCGGATATTGCGGAGGCGCTCCCAAAATTGCCCGCCGTTGATTTGGCGGTATGTTTGGAAGTTGCGGAACATTTGCCCGAAACGCGCGCGGAATCATTCATTGCTGAATTGTGTCAAGTTGCGGACACAATTGTATTTTCCGCCGCTATTCCCGGACAAGGCGGGACAAACCATATAAACGAACAACCACACGTATATTGGCACGAATTGTTCAAACAAAACGGGTTCAAAAAGGAAGACGTATTGAGGTTGGCCGTTGCGGGTTGTGATAACGTCGAATGGTGGTATAAACAAAATATTTTTACGTATCGGAAAACAAATTAATGGAAATAAACAGAGCATACAACGAAGACAATTTGGTTACAATGTCAAAAATGCCAAACGATTTTGTAGATTTAATAGTTACGTCACCGACCTACGAAGACGTTAGCGGAGCGGGTTACTCGGCAAAAAGCAAAGACGTGTTATTCCTTAAATTTTATTCGGAATATTTGAATAAATTGTTTATAGAATTTGAACGGATAATTAAACCGACCGGACAAATATTTTTTAATATAAAATCCAAAACATTTAACAAAGCATTGCGGACGCCTCATTGGATAGAGTTTTTGGAAGGGTTCCAAAACCTAAGACTTAAAAGTTACATAATATGGAAATACGCGGGTAGTTTTGACTCCACAAATAAACGTTTTCATTTGGATTATGAAATAATTTATCATTTAGCCAAATCGGACGACATAGTGTTAAATACGGAATGTGGAATTAAGGACCCGCTGTCATCGGTTTGGTATATTCCGCACAATATACCAAAGGCAGAAAGGATGCACCCTACACAAATGCCCGTCGAGTTGGCAACGCGGATTGTAAAAATAGCGGGAAAAAATGACGGTTTATTATACGACCCGTTTTTTGGGGTTGGTACGTCCGCAATTGCGGCAATTAATCAAAATATGAATTGGATTGGCAGTGAATTAAACCCCGAAAATTACAAAAATGCCGTTATTCGGATTAATAATCATTGTCAAAAACATTAAAAATAGTATATTGTCAAAACATTAATTATTTGGAGCATTTGCAATGTTAGTAAAATTGAGTGGCATTATTGAGGAATTGGGACAAACCGTACAAATTACGGACAAGTTACGTAAACGTGATATTGTCTTGAAAACAGGAACGGGACAATACCCGGATTACCTGAAATGCGAAGCCATTAACGAACGCATTGGACCAACGGAGGCGTTACGCGTTGGTGATTACGCAACGTTAAACGTAGCCATTGGCGGGCGCAAAGTAACGAAAAAAGACACGGGCGAAAACATGTATTTTACGTCGTTAAAAGTATTGGCAGTTGAAACGGAACCATTGGGGGAACATTCATTGCGGAACATAGAACAACCACCATTTTAATACATTATGATTTACCGATTTACGGACCCGCAATTTATGGCATGGAACGGAGCCAACGGGCGTTATTCTTGCAATATCACGTATAACGACGAACCCGCCGTCTGTTATTTACAAGAGGTACAAAACGCGTGGAAATTCAGTATTTACGACGCGAGCGGAAAATACATTGTTCAATACAAATTCCGTGACGTTTCATTGTCCGAGGCGCAAAGCAAAGCGGAATATATTGTGAACATGGAACCGTAATGTTAAACGTGATTGTTCCATACCGCGACCGCGCGGAGCATTTGGCCATATTCGCGCCGTATGTTTCCGCGTATTTAGACGCGTGCAAAATTCCCCATTGCATTTGCGTAATTGAACAGGGCGGGCCGTGGCGACCGTTTAACCGCGGGGCATTATTGAACGCGGGTTTTATATTGGCGTCGGGAATTGATACGGACCGCGTACAATGGTATGCGTTCCATGATATTGACATGCTCCCAATTACCGCGAATTATTCCTATGCTCATAACCCGACGCATTTGGTAACGGACGCATCACAATTTCCAAACGGCATACCTTATGAGGGATATTTTGGCGGGGTGACATTATTTAACAAGCATGATTTTAGAGCCGTAAACGGATATTCAAACGGGTTTTGGGGTTGGGGTTCGGAAGACGACGACTTATTGCGCCGCTCCGTTTCGGAAGGGTTAACAGTTGAACGGCGGGACGGTGGTATATTTAGGAGTTTGGAACACATATCAAATATTGATATTGATTTGGCAAACGCAAATTTTGAGCGTTTGAAACAGGGAACAAGCAGAGAAACGGACGGATTAAACACGTTAAATTTTACGTTAACGGAGGAATTGGCAATAATGCCAAACGTTAACAAATACACAATTTTATTGGACTGAGGTTTGCAATATGCAATCTATTAAAACATTTGTCCCGCTCTTTTTGGGCGCGTTTTTGGCCGTGTTCGTCACGTTCCAAGGCGACGGCATGTTTTCCACATTTGCGGCGGGTTTGGCCAAATACGCATTGGCCGTTGCGTCTGCTTGGTTTGTGGACACGTATTTAATAAAGGAGGTTAATACGCGTGAAATTTTATCTGAAAACCCTATTGCCTATGCTATTTTTCTCGGTTGTAATGTCATTACGGCCGCTCTCTGCTTTGGAGTCAGTTAATACGTTAAACATTGCGCGCGGATTTATTGGAGTAAAAGAGGAATGGGGGTCAAACCGCGGTTATTGGGTGAACCGTTTTTTATTGAACGCAAAGAGCAAGCCCGGGAACCAATGGTGCGCGGCGTTCGTTGCGTTTTGTCTTGATAGTGCCCGCGTAAAATCATTGGCCGTGCGTTCCGCGTTGGCCCGTTCGTATGTTCGTCCAAATAGTGTAAAAGCAACGCGGGTGATTTCTGAAAACATGGAAATTCCCCCGGGTTCAATTGTCGTTTGGCGCCGTGGAAATACCATATTTGGCCATGTTGGTTTTGTGGTGAATTGGAAGGGAAAAACGGGAACCACAATCGAGGGCAACACGTCGTCGGGTATTCGGGGTTCACAAAACGACGGGGACGGGGTTTACATGAGGAAACGAACAATAAACCCGTATTCATATTTCAGAATTACCGATTTTACTATTTATTAGAAATCATGTAATTACATAACGGGTAAAATGCTATATTTAGGGAACCCGTTGCGGGTCTTTGCTATGCTCCAAAAAGCGGGGTTAATTGTTTACTCAGTTAGCCCCGTATATTTATATGCGATTTATGCCAAATGGAAAACAACACCGAATTATTGCGTAATTTATTGGCCGCCATGGTTTCAGCCGGGACAATTATATTTTTCTTGCTCCGTTTTTTTAAGCGCGAACGTATCGAACAAGCCAACCACATAAGCCAAATAATAAAATTGACCGCGGATAACGTGTTTAACGGCGCTAAACTTGAAACAAGGGTAACGGCGCTCGAAAAACAGGAACGGGAAAATTCAGAATATATGCGAACAAGTTTCAACAAAGTACACGAACGGTTAGACCAAATATTTACTATCATTGCAAATAAAAATGACTAAATATCGGTTTGGGTTTCAGTATTGGACGGAGCCGACGCCGCGTAAAATTAGACGCGTGGCGGGTGCCTTGTCCGCGTTGGGGGTTGCGGGCTCAGGTTTTGCATATTTACGGGAAAATTTACCCCTTGCAATTACATTGTTAACCCTTGCAACCGCCGGGGCGTTTATTTCTAAATTATTCGCGGAAAATCCGTAATGAAACGGGACAAATTTAATATAGTGATTTACCGCGGGGAAACATATTCCACGCTCGTAAGTTTGAAGGATAACAACGGGGCCGCAATAACGTTGCAAAATGCCACAATAACTGCGCAATGTAGAAACAAGGCAACCAACGCGGCCGTTTTTTCGTTTGTTTGCACTATTCAGGCGCCCGCGTCGGGTGGCGAGTTCCTTTTGAGCGTTCCGGCGGGCACGTCCGCGCCGTTGACACCTGAAAAGGGGCTTATTTACGACGTGAAAATATCATGGGCGGGCGGGGACACGAAATATTGGTTGGGTGGGGATTGTGAAATAAGGGACACGGTGACCGCGTGAGCGTTTCAAATGATAACGTGAGTATAAAGACCTACCCACAGGCCGTCACGCTCAATATAAACGATTTAACGGGCGAAATATCGGTATTTACGCGCCCCCAAAACGTCGTTATTGAGTTTAACGGGTCATTAACGACCTCCGCGGGTGCGTTTATTATTGGGGAAACACCCACGGGAGCAATTAACGGGAGCAATGCGACGTTTACGACGGCAAACGGGTTTGACCCCGCGTCCGTATCGGTATTTTTAAACGGCGTCAATATCATTAATGGCGTGGATTACATAACCACCGGGCAAAATACCATTTTATTGAACGTTTCCCCCGTGAACGGGGATTATTTACGCGTAAATTACAAATTAGGATAAAAAACAATGCCGGAAACAACCATAGCAGGGCGCCAAATACGGGACGGCGCCATAACAAACAGCAAAGTAGCGGCGGGGGCCGCAATTGACACCTCCAAATTAGCAGACGGCGCCAATTTCGTCAAAAAGGACGGAACCGTTGCAATGACGGGAAATTTAGATTTTGGGAACCAAAAGGGGGTTAACCTTGGAACGCCAACGGCAAACGGGGACGCAACCAACAAAAGTTATGTTGACGGATTAATAGCGGCGCTTCCAAGTGCCTATAAATACCGAAACGTTCACGTTGCAACCACGGGGGACGTAAATTTATCAAACCCGGGAACGTCAACATTTGACGGACACACGTTAACAAGCGGGGACCGCGTTTTAGTATGGCAACAATCCACAAACAGCCAAAACGGTATTTATGTATTTAACGGCTCAGGTTCCGCCCTTACACGCGCGACGGACTCGGACGCATGGGACGAATTAACGGGGACTCTTGTTTACGTTGACCAAGGGACGTTATACGGGGACAAACGGTTTTATTGTACGTCAAACACGGGCGGGACATTGGGAACAACCGCCGTTACGTATGTTCAGGACACCGCGGGGACTCTGAGTCCGTCAAATTTTGTTATTGAGGAAACGCCGTCGGGTTCAATTAACGGTTCCAATACCACATTTACAATTGCCAACACGCCAACGGCGGGCACGGTTAAACTGTATTTGAACGGCGTTCGTCAAAAGAGCGGCGCGGGGAATGATTACACAATAACGACAAACACAATAACCATGACAACGGCGCCCGTTTCAGGTGACGTATTGTTAGTGGATTACATGAAGTAACGTAGGTGAATAGCAATGCCAACAACGAAATTAAAAAACGGACAATTACCGGACACGATTTCGGGCAAAACCGTAGACAACACAAACGACATTAATACCACGACGACCCGTCTAAAAATAACAGGCGGGTCAAATGGTCAAGTTTTGAGCACGGACGGGTCGGGGAATTTGTCATGGGCAACTGCGGGCGGTGGAGGTGGAGGTTTGGGCGCACCAACGGCAATCGTAACTAAAACAGCGGATGAAACGATAACAGACTCAATAACTTTACAAGATGATGACCATTTAAGTTATGCCATGACAAATGGCAAGTATTATCGTTTTGAGTTGCATCTTTTTTTGACAAGAACAAATACGACAGCAAGTCCGGGATTCAGAATAGCAATCGACGCAAATAGTGACGGGTATTTCGGTGATTATGGCAATGGCTTTTCGACTGCATCGAATTTATTAGTTAATGGCACCACTTCAAGAACATTTAATTTGGGGGTAAATGGAAATGTTGCAGGTTACGGATTATTAACTGGAAGAATTAAGGCTACAGCAGATTTTACCTTAAAACTGAAATTTGCGCAAAATACACAGTCAGCGGCAACAGGTAGCACAATAATGAAAAAAAGCGAATTATGGATATGGGATTTGGGTACATAATGTAAATAAAACTATACAAAACTACCGAAGCCATACGCCGTGATGCAACCGCATGGGATAGCGAAGGCAATGAAACGGAATGGAATGAAGTTCCTGTTATGCTATGGAAATTCATTGATGAAAACGGCAATTTGTGGAATACGGAAACACCCGCGGACGGAACGGAACAACAAGCCGCGGAAATCATTTTACAAAGCATGGCAAACAGTTGAAAAAAGTAAACCATGAATTTATACGGCCCAAGGTAACGCCCGAGGAATACGAACGGATTTTGAACCGTCGACACGGCAAAATTTATAGCGCGGTTCCTGAGTATTTGGCAGAGTTACCGAACGGACGGGACGAGGTTTCCCCGCCGTTAAAATTGGAAGGTAAAACCGCCGTATTATGTGATATTCATTTCGGCGTTCACGACAAACAGGCGTTAACCGCCGCAATACAATACGCGCGTTCGGAAGGCGTGCAAAACATTGTTTTGAATGGTGATGTAATAGACGGCGCTCGAATATCAAGACACCCGAAAAATCCGAACATGCCCAAATTTTTGGATGAGCTCGAAATTGCCAAAATATTTTTGAAAGGATTACGCGCGGATTTCCCAAACGCTCGAATTGTGTTTAAGGCGGGAAACCATGAGGATAGATTGGAAGCGTATTTAATGGGCAACGCTCCCGAGGCCGTGGACTTGATTACATGGCCCGCGTTATTGGGTTTAACTGAATTGGGAATTGAGTTTGCAAACACTACCCAATTTATGAGGGTTGCGGAAACGCATATAATACACGGACACGAAGTAAAAGTTGGCGGGGGCGTAAACCCCGCGCGGGCGTTATTGCTCAAAACATTTGAAACAACGGTTATGGGTCACGTTCACAAAACAACGTTTTCACACGGGCGCGGACTGAGTGGTAAATATATCAAAACGTACACGGTTGGTTGTTTGTGTAAAACGCGCCAAGGTTATATGCCTCACTCAAATAGTAACCAAGGTTTTGCAATTGTGAACGCGGACGGAACGGTACGTAATTTGTGGATTAATAACGGGGTTGTCGAGTGAGGCGCGGAAATACATATTATGCGTTTTTTATTGGCGCAACGGTTGGTCTGTTAATTGCTATTGTTACCATGTTCCGTGATTGCAATAAACCAACGTTCACAAAAGGAAAAGCCGACACCGTTACGCAAATAGTAACGCGTCCCGTCACTATTCGTGATACCATACGCGTAAAATCCGTAATGGTGAAATATAAAGACACCGCGTATTTTGTCGAGCGTCCTATACAAATACCATGTGAAGACACGGCGTTTATTGCGCAAAGTGACTCAGTGATAACAGAAACAAAAGATACCGTAAACATGGCGTTTAACTACCGTAATGGGTTTGGGTATTTTTCGCTTGTTTTCAAACCGCGCCCGGACTCTATTCAGACCGTCACGGTTCCCGTTGTGGAAAAGCAAACGGCGTGGGAATGGCTCGCGCCCGCGTTTATTATTGGTTTGGGTTTGGGGTTGGGTATCAAGTGACAACCATAGAAATACATAGATTGGAGCCGAACAAAGATAACCCGCGTAAATTGAAACGGGAACAATTGGAAACGCTCAAACGGTCAATTGCAGAGTTTCCCGCAATGCTCCAAAAACGCCCGTTGGTTGTCGTTAGCAATGGCAAAGGGGGTTATACTGTAATTGGCGGAAATATGCGTTTACAGGCCGCGCGCGCCCTTGGTTTTACTGAGTTACCCGTTATCATTGCGGACGAGTTTACCACAGAGGAAATACGGCGTTTCGTTATTGCGGATAACCTGAATTTTGGGGCGTGGGATTGGGACGCGCTCGCAAACGAATGGGAGTTGGAAGACTTGCAAAATTGGGGTATGGAAATACCCGGTTTGGAGGAAATAGAACCCGCGGGGTTTGAAGACGAAACGGAAACAGACGCCAAAAAAATAATATTGGAATACACGGAACGGGAATATATTTTGGTTCGTGATGCGCTCCAATTGCATGGCAAAACACCCGAGGCGGCCGTGTTTAATTTGTTAGGGTTAAACAAACGAATAAGAAACGAAAATGCCGAATCCTGAAAATGTAATTGGTAAGGGCAACCGTTTCAAAAAGGGACAAAGCGGAAACCCAAACGGACGCCCAAAAAAAATTCCTGATTTACGGGAGGCATTGGCCGACGTGTTATCGGAGGAAAAGGACCATAAAACCGCGCTCGATTTGTTATTGCGTAAACTGAGAGCGGAGGCGTTAAAAGGAAACGTCCGCGCAATGGAATTGTTACTCAAATACGCATACCCCACGGGCGTTGCGGGTTCCGCTGTTGTGGAACGTTTACGCCTTGTTTGGGGCGAACATGAGGACGGCGCGGAATAATGGAAATAGTGATTAAACCACACGCCAAACAATTGGACATCGTGAAACACCGTAAACGGTTTAACGTTGTCCGTTCGGGACGTCGTTTTGGGAAATCCTATTTGGCGTTTGCGCTCGCATTGGAAACCATGCTCGAAACCCCGGGCGCTCAGGTTCTGTACACAACGCCATCGTATAAAGAATTACAAGGCCGTTACAAAGACGCCGTTAAATTGTTTACCCCGTTGGGCGCTCAAATCAAATGGGGTGAAATTGTATTAAACGGTTCCACGTTAACGTTAACGGGAATATGGCGCGCGGACGGTTTGCGGGGTAATGCGTTTAACCGAATGATTTGTGATGAATGGGCGTATTGTGATAACGCTCAGGACGCATGGGAAGAGGTATTGAGTCCTATGTTGACCGATTACGAGGGGGACGCATTTTTTTTCTCGACACCACGGGGGAAAAATCATTTTTCCATGTTAGACAATTTCAGTAATTTATACGATGATTGGGCGTCGTTTCATTTTACCACCTATGACAACCCCCGTATTAAACATTCCGAAATTGAAAGGCAACGGGAAATTTTGCCGTCCGTCGTATTTGCTCAGGAATATTTGGCTGAATATGTGGACCGTGACGCCGCAAAGATTAAACGGGAATGGCTCAAAATTGACAACACAAAAGTTTGCACGGCGTTTTATATGGGCGTCGACTTGGCAATAAGTCAAAAGGAAACAGCGGATTATACCGCCATTGTTGTTATTGGGGTGACGGAGCAAAAGGAAATCGTAATTGTGGACGCGTTCCGCGACCGTTTGACGTTCGTTAACATTGGTCAAAAGGTTATTGAATACGCGGCCAAATGGAACCCGAAGGTTATTGCAATCGAATCAAACCAAGCGCAAGCATGGCTTATTCAGGAATTGAAACGAAACACCACGTTAAACGTTGTTGGAATACAGGCCACACGGGACAAGATTATACGGTTCCAACCCGTGGAAGCGCGATTTGAACGCCGCGAAGTTTATTTACATGGAACGTTACCACCTGAATTTACGGAAGAGCTGTTAAGTTTCACGGGCACAAACCAAGACAAACACGACGATTTTGTGGACGCATTGGGTTATGCGTTTGCTGCTATTAAGAAAACACCGGGCGCCTTTACATGAGTTTATTGGACGATTTACGCGCGAAGATTGCGGACGCTATTTTACCAAGCCAAAAACGGGGTTTGCTCCCTTATGACCGTATGGCCTCACAACGGAACATTGGGACAATTTCCGCGGGTAATGAATTGGAGGCCTCAATACGGGGCACTGTGTTTGCGTGTTTACAACACCGCGCCAACGCCTTGTCCGCCACAAAGTTTAACACCTACAAAGAGCAGAATTTTGAGCGCTCCGAATTGGGCGCCGACCATTGGGCCGCCCGTCTGTTATCAAATCCAAACCCGTATTTTGTCCGCTCCCAAATTTACAGTTACATAGAAAATTGGTTGTCAATAAACGGCAACGCGTTTATTTGGACGCCGACAAATGGTTACCACGTTCCGCTCCAAATGTGGGTATTGAACCCAACGCGCGTTCGCATAATTAAGGGTTCGGAAAAGTTTATCGACGGTTACGTTTACCAATCGGCTCAGGACGGGAACATTGCTATTCCTGAAAAGGAAATGATACATTTGGCGCGTATTCACCCCGCGGCGCGACCCGAGGAAATTGTAGGCATGAATATTTTGGGCGTTGGTTTGGTAACGGCCGCGCTCGAATATGCAAACATAGACCGCGAAGTTTCAAATTATTTACAACGTTTGTTCCGAAACAACACCGTCCCGCCACTCGTAGCAGAACACCCCGACACCGTGGATATGGAAACATGGGTTAAAATTCGTGACGGTTGGAACGAAGCGTTGCCCGATTTCAAATTGCGCGCGTTATTGCATGGGGGCATGAAATTAAACGTTCCGCCAAAAGGGGAATTAACCATAGGTTACGACGCCGTGTCAAAAGATACGCGGTCTCAAATTGCTCAGGTTTTCGGAGTTCCGCCCGGTATGTTAACGGGTGAATTTCAAAACAAGGCAACCGCGGAGGTTCAATTTTCGATATTCCGCCAAAACACCATTGACCCGGAGGCGTTATACATTGCGGAGGAATTGACCCGCCATTTCAGACGTTTTGAAGACGACGTGTTAATAGAGGCGGAACCGTATTTATTGCGGGACGTGGACGCCGAATTGAAACAAGAGGAATTTGAGCTCAAATGGGGAATCAAGACAATTAACGACGCACGAAGCGAACGCGGGTTCAATACCATTGCGGGTGGTGACGTTCCATTGATTGCAAACGGTTTTGTTCCATTGTCCACGACTGCCAACGTTACATTGTCCGATTTGTTCGGGAATAATAGCAACAAACCCAAAATTGACAAACCGGGCGCCCGTGCATTGCCCGAATTTGCCCCACAAATGCCCGTGACGGCTCGAAGTTTCCCATATAACACCAACGAAGCCCGCGCGGAGTTTTGGCGCAATTACGACGGTTTAACGACGAAAAACGAACAAGCCATTGCGGCGGTTGTTTCCCGCGCCATAAGCGAAGTTGAAACGCAAGTTTTGAACAATATAGACGCGGGGCAATATACCATGTTTGACGTGGCGATTTCCGAACAAACAAGCGAGCGCATTAACGCGGCGTGTAACGACGCCGTAAAACGAACCGCGGAACAATTGGCTAAGGATTTGGAGGGGAACGCCGTTCCATTAACCGGACCATACGGACAAAGCATTGCACAATTGGGAGCGGACTCAGCGGCGAAAATTGAGGAATCATTAAACGTGATAACGGACGACGTTCGTAAGGTGATAACAGCGAACGCCCAAAAAGATAAAAACGAATTACGCGCCATATTGTCCGCGCGGTTCAAATCCGTTTATTCGGAGTCACGATTAAAAGCAATTGCCAACACAACGGCCGCGTCCGTTACAAGCGGTTCACAATTGGCCACATATAAACGCCTTGGTTACAATTACATTTGGTTAACAGAGCAAGACAATAGAGTACGTCCAAGTCATGCCCTTATGGAGGGGCGCGTTGTTGGTTCGGACGGATATTTCGAGGTTCCAATTGTGAAAATAACCAAAAACCCCGACGGCTCCGAACAGGAACAAATCATTGGTTACGAACGCACGGAACGCCCGTTGGGTGACGGTTTGAGCGTGTCGGGCGCCGTAAATTGTCGTTGTCAATTATTCCCCGTAAAACAATAATGGCGGAAACATACAAACCCACAAAGGAAATGAAAACGGAAGCGGACCGCGCGTTGGCATGGGTTGCGGAGGGGAAACAAGGCGGAACGCGAATTGGTAAAATACGCGCAAACCAAATTTCCAAACGTGAAAATTTGAGCCGTGACGTTGTAATGCGTATGTATTCATTTTTCAGCCGCCATGAGAAAAATAAAACCGCGGAGGGGTTTGAACCCGGTGAACAAGGTTACCCAAGCCCGGGCCGTGTTGCATGGGGTTTATGGGGTGGTGACGCGGGGTATATTTGGAGCAAGAATATACGCGATAAAATTGTAAAAGACGAACAACAAAACAAGGCATATAAAATGGAAATAATTAAAAGAGAATTAACCCTCATTCCCCGAAATGGTTATGCCAACGGGGAACATGAGGGAAAGGAATATAACGAACAAGAAACGCCAACGGATATTTACACGTTTGTTGTTTCAACGCCTGAAATTGACCGTTACGGAACAATCATTGTTCCCGCGGGAATTGATTACACGGCATATTTAGGAAACCCGGTTGTTTTGTTGAACCACGACGCGGACGAGTTACCAATCGGGCGTTGTCTTGGTTTTGCATTAAACGGCGAAAATTTGGAAGCGACGTTACAAATACACCGTTTAACAGACGACGCGTGCGAAGTTGCGGACCTTGTAAAAGCGGGTTACGTAAAAGCCGTGAGCGTTGGAATTATACCAACGGAATGGGAAGAGAAAACAATTGACGGGGAAGCCGTTACGATTTACACGAAATCGGAATTGGTTGAATTTTCGATTGTGTCTATTCCCGCAAATCGTGAGGCGCTATTAAAAAAATCAGCAAAAACAAACATTAAACAATTATTCAAAAAATTACAAAAGGTAAAACGAATGTTAACGCCCGAACAAACCACGGCAATTAATGAGCAATTTTTGCCCGTGCTTATTGACGCCGCAACAACGTTTCTACGTGACGAATTGGGAATTGCAGAGGCCGACGCAGTAAAAGCCGCGGAGGCGGGCGCCATTGCGGCGGGTGATGCTATGCTCCAAATTTTGAACGGGGACGCGCCGGAAGTGGAACCAACAACCGAACCCGCGGAAACAATGCCCGCGGCGGAACCAATGCCAACACAAAACGAACCCGCCCCCGTTGCGGCGTCGTATCAAAACAGAGCGGGGAAAAAAATTTCCGCAACAACATACGGTTTAATTACGGAAGGTCTTAGCATGATTTCGGAAGGCAATAAAAAAATTGCGTCCGCAATTGCTCAGGATAGAAACATAGAAATTAAACCCGCAAAAAAATTAACCGACGACGAATTGTTAAACCTTATTTAATAGAGAAAACGAACATGGAAAACATTGTAATTTCACCCGACCAATTAAAAAAGGTCGTTGAAACAAAAGCAAACGAAAAGGCGGCGGAAATCCTCCGTAACGCAAACCCAACGCAAGGCCATGGCTTTGTTAAGGTAAAAGCAGACCACGACGCACGTCGCGACCAAGCGCGCGTTGTTGCGGATTATATCAAGGCAAAACACATGGGCGACCATGCGACCGCAAACGAAGTCGCAAGACAAGCAAACGAACGTTACGTAACCCGCGCGAATTTCAACACCGGAACCGCCTCTCAAGGTGGCGCGGTTGTTCCCGCGTTTTGGGTTGAGGAAATCATGAATTTTGCCGACCGTTTTGGTTATGCCCGCGCGCTCGCAAAAATCTACCCAATGAGAGGGAATAAAGAATACCTTGCAAGTTCCGGGAATTTCACCGCGGCCGTTGTTGCGGAGGGTTCAGGACTTACCGTTACGGACTCAACAAATTTTTTCACACAAACAACACTACAAAGCCAAAAAGTTGTTGGTGGCGCTATTCTTTCAGTTGAACAATTGGAAGACGCAACCCCCGCGTTTTTGGATTATGTTGTTAACGGTTTGGGTCGCGCAATTGCGGGCAAGGAAGACGAGCAGTTTTTTAACGGAAACGGAACCGCTCCAAATTTCACAGGCGCATTGAACGTTTCAGGCGCAACCGTAAAATATTTGGGTGGCGCGTCAAACAGTGGTAAAACAGCATTTGCAAATATTTCTTGGACTGACCTCGTAGATTTGCGTTTGGGTCTTAATTCGACAGTTGGCGCAAACGGCGTGTTTGTTGTTCCACAATCCGTGTTCGGTTATATCTTAAAAGAAATGGACCAACAAGACCGCCCGATATGGAATCAATTGCAACCAATGGACGTACCGTCTCTTGGTTTGACCGCGCTCGAAGGTAACACATACATTACGCCGTTTGGCCGTCCTATGCACGTTGTTCCCGACTCATTGTTTCCAACAAGTGCCGCGAACAAAGGTTGTGCGTTGTATGCAGACTTTGCGCAGTTTTCTATTCTTGGTATTCGTGAGGATATTGTCGTTAACGAATATAAAGAATATTTTGGTTCAACAGGTTTGGGCGGAACACACCAAAAAGGAATTGAGGTTGTCGAGCGTATCGGAATTGCGTTCCCTGCTCCGTCCGCAATTGGCGTTTTGAAAACATCCGCCACATAATTGAGGTAAATAAAATGGTCGACGTTATCATGTTGGCCGACGCGTTTGGTTTACAGGCCGGGCAATATACTCAGTTCACAATTGAGGAATTTGCCCGCCTGAAATCAACGGGCGTTTGTCAAGAAATCGAAACAGAAAAAGCGGCTCCAAAACAAGCCGTAAAAGTTACAACAAAGAAAAAATAAAACCATGCCATACGTGAGTCAATACCCCCGCCAATTTGCGGCGTTTACGAAGTTTCTAAATTTGGAAGTTAACGGGGACCCGTCCGCGGAGGAAACCGCGTTATATTCATGGTTTGATGATTTGTTTACAACGTGTTATTTGGAGGCCGAACAATTTTGCGGGCAACCATTAAAACAAGTTAGTAAAACATATCAATTTTACGCCAACGCGGGCCGTCACGGACTTGAAAGTAACCACGTATGGAAATATATTCCGTACTATGCAAACACTACCGTTACGGCTCTTGATTGGCGGGAAAATGAATTTGGAACATACGCACCGTTTTCCGTTACGGATTACGCGTTTCAAACGGAGGATTTCGCGTGTTATCTTATTTTCCGCAATAAGACAAACGGACAATTTCGCGCAACGCTCCAAACAGGTTACACGGATAATACAATGCCGTATGCAATTTTGCAAGGGATTGCGGAAATGGCGGCGTTGATTTACAAGCAGTCACCCGACGGCGGTAATTGGTTTGGTTTGTCGAGTGTAAACAGCGGAGGAAACGGGGCTACCGTTTCGCAAGCGTTAAAAGAAAATATTGAATGGCAACGCCATTTTAGAAAATTTGTAATTCCCGCGGTTTGATATTATGGCATTGTTTGACGTTGCTCAGTTACAAGCGCAATTAAAACCGTTATACAATGACTTTGCATATCAATACGCGGACGAAATCGCGGCGTTGGCCCGTGGGAATATGGAATACGGAACGGTTGCGTTAAAAGGCACCCGAAACGAAGGGGACAAAATTAGACGCATTACGGGAATGTTATTCAAATCATTGGGCCGAAACGATGAAAATAATATTTTCAAGATAACGCCAAATGATACGGGTTTTGTTATTGACTATGGTTCCAAGTTACCATACGCCGCCATACATGAATACGGCGGGGCAATAAACCACCCGGGCGGGACACCGTTTTTTTTCAAAGGTGGGGAATTGCGTTTTGTTCGGAAGCGTCACCCATTAGCGGCGCGTTTGCCGAAAACAAAACCCCATGTTATCAATATGCCCGCGCGTCCGTATTTAACGCCCGCGTTGGAAGAGTTTGAACGTGATTCAAAACCACAATTTGCAAACAAGGTAAAATTTATCATTGCAACGGAAATAATGAAATGGCTCGAGAAACAAGGGCGTTAAACGGCGTCACGGAATTGTTAAGAGAATTACAAGGCGTCCGCGTTTACGACTCAATTACCGTAGATAAATGGGACACGTTGCAATTTAATTATGTTGGCGTTTTACATTGCGAAGACACGCGGGACTTGGAACCGTTGGAAGACAATAGCGCAATGGTGAACCGCGGAACATTGGAAATTTATTTATTGGTTGGTTGCGCCGTGAAAAAATCCGCGGTTGCCAAAAACACCATACGCGAGGGACTCGCGAATATATGCGAAGCCGTGGAATACAAATTGCATAACGTTATTTTACCGTCGTATGTTTCCGATTATGAAAACGCGGAATTTGCGCCGTTGCATTTTGTGAGTTCACAGGCGTTACAATATAACGACGAAAATACAAAGGGAATTTCCCTCATGGTATTCAGGACAAAATACATACGGAGCAATTAATGTTTTTATCGGTTTGTGTTTTATACACAAAAGACGACGACTTGATAGAGTGGCGCAAAGCGTTACCCATTAGCAAAGACGGAAAAAAATTACAAGTGGTTGCGCTTAGGACGGAGCAATCGGACGACGTGACGGAACCCGAATTGGAAGTTGTCGGGGACACCGAATTGTTAACGGGTTTGGTTTGGCGCTATAAAGATTTCGACACTCAATTTGATTTTGCCAAATTGCGCAATATAGCGGACGAATACGCGCGCGGAAATTGGATATTGCATATTGACGCGGACGAACGGTTAACAACGCCCCACGGGGATTTATGGGCCTATTTAGAGGCATTGGAAAAGACCGAAGCACCCGCCGCGTATGTTTCCGTTTACGGGTTATTGCATAGCGTTGGAACAAGCGGACGGAGTGAACGGTATATTTCGGCAAATATGCGTTTACATAGAAAAGCCGCGGGCCTAAAATGGTCGGGCATTTGCCATGAAACGTTAGACAAATCCGCGTTTGATAAAAAGGTATTTGCGGACACGGAAATAATGTTATATCATTACGGATATAACCATGATTTGGAAACCATGGAAACAAAGGCAGAACGGAACGCAAAATTGTTAATTAGAGAATACACACGCGAAAAAAGTAAACGCAATTGGGATTACTTACAAAAGACTTTTCATTTTTTACACACATTAAAAAATAGGTGATATTATGGCAGTTGTTGGAGGCGGAAATTTTTCCGTATTCTTTACAGCAGACGAAACAGCCGGTACGTGGTATACGTCCGCGGTTATGAGTTTCAATTCCAAAAACGTCGTCATTTCCGGCGTGTCTTCGTTTTGGTCCAATGTGAACGCCGTGCGTGAAACACTTGTTTTGATTTTTTTATTGAAACTCATAACCGCGGACGT